ACTTGAGGCGTGTCTCATAGACGGGGGCCCATTTCTTGAATGCGCGAATCTTGATGCCCTTTCGGCAGAGCGCTTCGAGATTTCCCGCCATGCGGACCATTGGCGCGGTCGGCAGCGTAAGGCCTTTGCAATCGAGGGCGAGCGTGGTGGCGAGTATCCCATCATCGTTGAGCTCATCAAGATCCAAGATATGCTGCGCGCTGGGGCGCATTTCCCCTTTCGCCAGAAACTCAAACGTGGCGCGGTCCTCTGGATAGGCATAGTTGTTATCACTGGTCCAGATACATTCAATCTTGTGCTTTTTAGCGATGGCCGTTTTGCGACTGTTGAGAACAAAGCTGGTAGGGTTGAAATCAAGATACACGTCACGCAGCGTACTGAGCCATTGGCCGTCGGTGATGGCGCAGGCAAACTTAATAATGTCGTCGGACATCGCCTTCACATCCGCTCGAAAGAGGCGTGGTTGCGAGCCAAACTTGCTGGTCAGCGGTTGCGTGTGGGCTTTGGAAAGGAGTCGGTACAGCTCCGACAGGCCGCTGGTGGTGCGGGCTAGGAACCACATCTTGGTGCCAGCCAACTCGTTGGACTCTGTGACGACGCATTCGACTCCGAGCAATGGCTGAATGCCGGCCTTCGTACATGCCTGGAACCATGCGACGTGTCCCCACGTATTGTCGTCCACCATGCCGGCGGCGGTACAGCCGATGGCCTTCAACCGCTCGATCACTCGACCGAGCGGCGCATAGGTCTTGCCAAACGAATATTCAGTGCGGACACGCAGCTGGATCATCTCAATAGGCCTTTCCACCGGGCGCCAACCTGGCTGTGTGCGTGTGATCTGGGCGTGTGGTGTTATAACGCAGCTTCGCCACAAAGGCGTAGGGAAGATTGAGCTGGAGCGCATCAGCCAGATCAAAGATCCGTATAAGCGCATCCGCCAATTCGACGGTTATGGACTTGAACTCCGGTAGGTGCGCGTCCATCGTATCTTTCCGATGGCCCTCCATCGCTTCCGCAACCTCCGACACCACCAGCATCAGCTTCTCCCCCACGAGATGTTTCTCATATGGGTTGATCGGCTCACCAGTGGCGGGATCGCGCCACCACCTGAGATTCTCTGCATGGCACAAACGTTGAAGTTTCTTCAACGTATCAATGGTCGCATATTCTGATGGCGTCACATCTTCCATCTGGCTACTCCTCTCATTGGGGAAATAAGATTGACCGATCATGTTGCATAATCTCCAGCACCGCGCGGCAATCGTCCAATGCGCGATGCGTCTGCGCCAATGATGTGCCCAAGACATGAAGATAGAGTTGCTGAAGAGTCGGACGGTGCCCAAATACATGCTCATACTGCCGCACCGTGCACATCGTCATCTTCGGCCATGGAAAATGGGGGAAGGCGCAGCGCGTCAATTCGTTTGACACCATGCGATAGTCGAATTCAAAGTTATGCGCCACCGCCACGTCGGCCTGCGCAAACATCGACGCCACGTCATTCGCTTTCTCCGCAAATGTCGGCTGCCCTTCCAGATCGTGATCTGTGAGGCCTGTGATTTTCGTGATCACCGAATCCAGCTTCACCCCAGGATGAAACAGCCAACTCGCTTCCGTCACGTTCCCGTTCCCTCTGGCTTTTGGTTCTGGTCGCTCCCATAGTATGACGCCTAACTCGATGATGAAGGGCTGTTGCGCGAGCGGCACCTGCGAATGTTTAATCAGACCGGTGGTTTCGGTATCAAAGATCAACACATGCATCGTAGGGGCTCCCGTCTTGGTTAAGGCGCACGATGAATTTCAAATCGACTCCGAGAATGTCCTTGGTTTGAAAGATGGTGTATTCATAGCGACGGTGACCTGCGATGACGGGATTGCTGTGCTGGAGCGTGGTCAACGACTGCACGATGTAGATATGCCGGTCGCTGAAAAAGGTTTTCCACTCCTCCAACTCCGCGAACGTACAATGCATGCCGAGATGCGACACGGAGTTTTGTCTATCGGGGTCCATCATCCAATTGACGCCTGCCGTATAATGCAGCACTTCCACCTCAAGGGGCTTTGTGGGCCCCAATTCATAATTGAACGCAAGGTCCGCTTCATTGCACGTGGAGAAGCCAAATACTGTCCCAGACCCTTCGACGTGATCGAGAGCCCAGGCGAGTGCGCCCATATCAGTCAGTAGGGCTTTGGCCCGTTCTGGATCGGTTGGACATAAGGCGATTTGCTCAATGAAAAATTTCATCATTAGGCTCCATAGGGGATAATGCAGCCGGTGAGATACCGGTGCCGTTCTTTGCTGCCTAAGAGATAGGCGATAAAATTAGCGACTTCACTTGGTGGTGTTTCTGCGCCAGCCAGGAGGCTCTGGGCTTGATAAGCTGCCGCCTCTTCCGCCGTCCACCCTCGGACTCTTGGTACATTCGCTTCGATGTAGCGACTCATGTAGGTGCCGGCCATTTTGTTCGGCGCCACGCCAAAGACCGTGATGCCGTACCGCTTCGTCAGTTCACGCGCCATCTGGAGCGTCATCATGAGCGCCGCAGCCTTACTCGCGTTGTAGGCCAAGCTGCACGTCATTGGGACGTGGGCCACGTTGCTAACGATATTGACGATGGTGCCTGTGCTGCGAATCAACGCTGGCAGGCACGCTTGCGACATTTTGTAAATGCCTTTCGCGTTAATATCCATGACGCGATCCCAATCGCCATCTTGTAGCTTGTCGATCCATTCAATATGATTTATTCCTGCGCAGTTAATCAGCACATCGAGTGCTGGCGGCATCATCGGCGGCGGATACCTAACATCACGCCCATCTTTCATATCATATTCATAGACTAGATGGCTTTGGCTTCGCAGCGCGGCCACCAACGAGAGCCCCAGCCCACTACTGCTGCCCGTCACAAGAATGTCACTCATCAAGTTCTCCTTTCTCACGCACTAACATTTCGATCATAGCGCTATACACCATGTCGTCATGAATCGAATCGAGATGCGTTAGGTGGCTCACGGCGAAGCGCGACAGTTTCACCAGTTTGAGTTCAAACAAATGCCACTGATCAGTCGTCACGAGTTCGGGCGGCACGCCATTCGGGAAGAGGATGCGGACCAACGGCGCGATCATCCGAAAATTATCCCCATACACCGCGCTCCGGTCTCGAAACGTCTGCGCGGCGGCTTCAAGAATTTCTGGGGCTTTAATACCCAATGGGCACCTCCGTCTTGTTGATGGCACGTTGCGTCGCGTTGAAGCCCATCATGCGGTACGCCTCAATCACATCATGACGATCATCATACGCATGCATCACACGGTTATCAGTTTGAATCAAATAATCCTGCGCCAATCGAACTTTCATCATCGCTGCCGGTCCATGGTCTCCCTCTGCGCGCATGAGCAGCGCGAGCGGCACGATCTGATACTTGTCGAGCCACATCATCGTCAGGTCACGATAGCGTATCGGCCTGCCGGTCACCACCACAATCTCGTGGCGCGTCTTCAGGAGATCCTCGTTGCCCAGCGCATCGTACTTCGCATGGAGATGATACCGATGCCACCGTGCGTTTCCGTGTTGCGTCTCATCGATGAATGGACGCCGCCATAGATCGTCGGCAATGCAATTATCTAAATCGAGGAGAATGATCTTGCGCTTCACATCGCCATCCCTTCTTTCGCCTTGGGTGCCGCTTCGTGACGAATCTTCCAAAAGAGGTCCTTAGCTTTGAGCATGGTCTCGGTGCGATCCATCTCTGGGAGGTACACTGGGCACTCCGCTTTCCCATACCGAGGGAAGGCGCACGTGCCTGTGGCGACGCATTGGACCTCGATGAATTCTTCTGCCCATGGATGGATCTTCAGGACTTCGGCGCGCATGGCGCGAAAGACATCTTGGTACTCGCCTTGTGTGCGGGTGCAGAGGCGCAGCTTGGCCATCTCGTGGAGCGAGCGTAGGTTGAATTGCGCAGTGATATTCGTGGTGATGTTGGTCGGCAAGAGTCCACGTGCGTCCTGCATTGGTGCTCCCGCATCCACCAAGTTGCCGTACCCGTCTCTGATGGCCTTTTCGACACGTTGCCATTCGGCCAACCATTCGGGATTCTCCGCTATGGACGGGGGGATATCTATGTGCTGATTGCGCGCATCGACCACCCGCATGGCTTGCTGCGCATAGGAACCGGTGCGAGTGCGAACAAGTTGATGGGTGAAGGCGCGGGTAACGACGGTGATTTTGAAAATGTAGGTGACAAATTCCCAGCTAGATTTGATCGTGTCGCGCATATATTCGAGATGTTCCATGCGCTTCTCGTCTGGCCAAGTGGCGGGGTCGTCACTAAAGGAGAGGCGGGCGCCTTTCGTTTCGAGAAGGATGGTGAGGGCATCAGGGGTAGCGCTACGTAGCTCGACGTGCATAATGGCATCTCCTTGTTCTCGTGTTAGTTGTATGGTATGGCAGCCGTCTCACAATGCCGCCGTTCGTGTTCTTCCGCTATGGCGACGAGATGCAACGCTTCATTCCGTTGGGCGGACGCGAGCGCATCAAGATTCTTATTATGGGTGCCACGTCGCGCACTCCGTCGCCAGACAAGTCGATCCTCCACAAGAATATGATAATATCTGGTGCCGTTGGCGTCATCGAATGTTTTTGTCGAGACATTGTGAGGATAGGTATGAATCACATTCATGATGCCTCCGTGGACGGCGCTTTACAAATGGCGAATTGATAGGTGGACCCCTGGTGTGAAAAGGTCCGCATGCCGTCGCGTTTCAAATTGAGGCGAAACCGAATCATGCTGGTGCGGGGGAGATTGAGGGCTTGAAAGGCCTTGGCCAAGGACTTAAATTCACCATGGCCTTGGACGATGACGGCGTCACGCGCCGCACGTGCGTGAGCGACGATCTTATTGTTCCACTGCGCCTTGGTGGCCGCACTGCGATTGTTGCGTGGTGGTGGTGGTGTGACCGTCGTGCCTGAGGCACGCAGACGGGCCTGTGCTAATGCCTTGAGGCCTGCCGCCTTACTCGAAAAGCGCACCACCCGTTTCTTGGGCTTGAGGGCATTATAGTCGCGCATCAATTGCGCCATGGTTTCACTCATCGTATCTCCTCCTCTGCTTGTCGCGCATACAATTCGCGCAAGCGATGGTCGTATCGCGCCAGCCCTTCGTCACGTTGGGACATGGTAAATTTCCTTCGCGCTCTAAACATCTCATCACTGCTCTTTGTACGATGTTCTATGAGACCAAGATGGTTAGCAGGCAAAACAGGGAGGTCTCGTTGTGCAAGATCAATGGTCAGCCAGCCTAGCAGACAACCCACTGAGTTACATGGCGTGTGAGAAGCTGGCTGACCTTTCGTTGGTAATTCCGCGACGGTACGGGCATTCCATTCCATGGCGATGTCAAGCTCAATCACATGCTCAGGCAATGCGGCGAATTTATCGCGCTGCTCGATGGTGCGGTCAATGCATTCTTGTAGTGTCATCGCACCCTCCGTTACCATAACAGCAACAGACACACATCAACATAGAGCACAATTGCCAACACGACATATTGCGCACGATCCCAAATGGCGATCCACATTAGCGCAATCCTCCTTTGGTTTGTAGATAGTAGCTCATGGCGCTCCTCTATCGGTGTAAGTTGTGAAGACCACCCCGCATCAAGGACTGGGGCATCGACCGACCATTGCGACATCATAGATCAATTGCCCTTCGGCGCTCCGCTTGTGTTTCGGCAGCGCCGCAAAATAGTCGCACCATGCTGCGGACCCTGGAGCGCACGCAGCATGGCGCCATTTCCCGAATCCGAGATGCACGACCTGCCCAAAGGCAGATCGTTCGCAGACTACGCAACTGCTTGTGTCTGCTCCACCGCTGGCTGCGGCTTGCGGGGGGTCCGTTTGGCGCGGAGCTGTTTGACCTTTCCGTTTTTCTTTGACTTCTTTGCTGCGGCCTTCTTGCTCGTGGCCGCTCTTGCTTTTTTTGGCGAGTAAGTTCCCACAAATGTGTGCTTGCCAATTTCGACTTTTCCATGCTTGGCGAGACCATTGCGAATCGCCTGAATGTGCTTTTTGTCGATCTTCAATTCATTCATCGCCTCGACGTGACTTTCATATTGTTTCCCGTTAACTTTAATCATGATGGAATCTCCTTTGTTTGGTAAAGTGAATTGATGTTGAGTAAAATGACTGACTGCATCATTCCCGCAACTTCATAGGCCAACCTCCCTTCTACACACAGGCCCAATGCCGAGTGCGTGTGATGTTTCGTCGGTGATGGTGCGACCACAATGGCCGCATTTTCCGATTGCTTGCCCATAGCGTTGAAGCGCAGCGCGGGGGTCCTTACTGATCTCATGAAACACGCGCTCACGTTCGGCTGTGTTTTTGATCGGGTAGAGATCGTCAGAGGCTTGGACCTTCAAAAAGAGCCAGCCGGTCCACTGGGACGGCGGCTGTGGTTTATCGACTTTGTAGAACTTGAGGGCCCCGCTGGCGTCTGGGACGGCATAATGACCGGCTTGGATCTTGGGCCATAAGAGGTAATCGGTTCTCATGCGACACTCATATAGGCGCCATGGGCCAGCACGAGTTCGCCATGCTCATATAGGTTAGGTCCCCAGTACTGGACATCGAAGCGTTCAGCGGGAAAGGCTTTGCGGAGTTTGTCTGCTGCGGCATTGATGTTCTCAGCGTGGACGTAATGGCCTTGCCGCGCAGATGGATCCGTGCGACCAGGGCAATCGCATTGATAGAGATGTGGACGTGTGAGGCGATATTCATTCATGATCAACTCCTCGTGTAAGTTATAGGGTGTGGCGCTATGCGATCCTCGCTTTCATGCTGTTGCTCGTGAGGCCTTTACTGAGGGGAATGTTGTGGCCTTCCCGTTGCCCATGTTGATAGGCATCGGCGCGGCTGGCGGCGCGGAGCGGACGGGCTGTGCCGCGCCGTGGATAGGCGGCTGTGATAAACGCCTCCACCGCACCACGCGATTGCACCACCAAGGCAGTACAGGCTGCTGAGACGGTCTCATTTTTCTTTTGCTGATCCGCGAGGCGTTGCGAGATCGTGCTCACTGCGCCTTGCGCAAAGGCCGTATAATAGGGCCACGAGACGGTCTGGCCGGTACGCTTCTGTTCATCCAGCATCGCCTTGCGCGCCATCTTATGAATCTCGTTTCCGATATACTCGCCCATATACTGCACGACTTCAGTATTGCTGGGTTTCCCGAAAATGGCGATGCGATCTGAGCCCATGAGGAGAATCTTACAGAAGTTGTGACGGGCGATGCTGCCATAGAGGACCTGCCGCCATCGCATGGAGTTCTTGGCACCTTGGACCTTGTGCGCGGTCTCGGTGATCCCATCGGTGGGCTTGTCGATGGAATGCGCCGCCACCGAGGCCATCGAGAGGTTATGCTGAAAGAGGAGGTCTTGCACTTTGGCTGCCGCATTTGCAGCTTCGTCTGGGGTCGCGCCACGCGCTTCCGTCAAGTTGAGCAATTTCTTAATGCGACTAAGAATGGGATCCATGGGGCTCATGATTGCGTTCCTCCTGAACGGGACGGTTTGAAGAGAGTTCCCTCACTCGTGATTGAGTGGGGGCTAGACTCGCAGGATACGTTCGACACGCCGTTGTCAACGGAGAGTCGTAATAAATGCGACCCGCGCAACGGGCTTGGAGTTGCGCAATGAAATCTTCTGGGGCAATATACCGATCCACAGCGTCGAGATGCCAGATGCTCCGATCTGCGAACCGTCCAAGCACTTTTTGACTATAGAAGTTCGCCAGTTGAATTGACGGTGAGCGAAATGCCCCTTGTGACCACAAGCCTTTGTGCACCCGTACTTTGCGAAACTCGATACCCGTCAAGTCAGCCACCGCTGCAGAACGAAACCGCAGCACGGCTTTATGCGTTTGCAGGTCAGGAGGTCCTGCTTCATGAAGATGCGCGGCTTGGAAGGCGCACCCCGCCAGCAACCCCGAAAGCCCTGCGCCATAAATGTTCATCACGATGTTCCTCCTCGTGTAAGTTATGTCGCGCACCGTATCTGATCGACGCGAAGAAGTCTAGCAGCAATACACTCGAAAAAAAAATATATTTTCCCGCTTTTCTTTTCCGCTCAACGCGTGTATAGTTCTCGACGATAACTTACACGAGATCGTTCGATGCCAATCGTCTACATTACGCAAGTGCCGCACAAGCGGGACCCCGACACGCGTGCGCTCGTGCCGGCCATTAATGTGCAACCGGCGTTGGAGCACGGTGAGGTGCGCATTCTGTTTCCTGCGCAAACGTCATTTGTCGAGACCACGCTGCTGCTCGATCAATTGGATACGGCGCTGTCTGCGTATGATGCGGATGCGGGGGATTGCCTGCTGCCGCTAGGCGATCCGGTGGTGTTCGCGTGCGCCATCGCCTTGCTCGCTCGTCGCGGGCCGTTTCGTATTCTCCGCTATGATAAATTCCATAAGGCCTATGTGGCCATTTGGATCGGTGCGCCGACCGACACACGGCGCGAGTCGCAACGCGACTTTTTCCCCTCTCACACCCTATAACTTACACGAGGAGGTACGCAATGGTAATCATACCGATGGAAGCGCTGATGACGGCAGCGCGTGTCCTAGTTGAGGCGGATGAGGCCGTCGAAGTGGCTGAGGCAGCTCTCAAAGTCGCCAAGGAACGATCACGGCTCTTACGAGAAGAAACCCTGCCCCACACAATGTTGGAATTAGGCCTGACACGAGTGGATCTCGATAGCGGGGAAACCCTCAAGCTGGCACAGGAGGTCTATGCCTCAATTCCGAACGACAAGCAAGCTGAGGCGTTTGCCTGGCTCACGAAGATGAAGGCCGACGGCATAATCAAAACGTTTGTGGAGGTCGAATTCGGCAAAGGCCAACTCGCTGCGGCCAAGAAGGTGCACGAGACCCTTCTCAAGCAGCACCTCCCCGCCACACTCGGACAGAACGTGCATCCCTCGACGCTCAAAGCCTTTCTGAAGGAGTCGATGGCGGATGGCATCGAGGTGCCATTCGATCTGTTCAACGCGTGGCCCGTCTTTACCACCAAACTCACTTATAAAAAATCATAGGAGGATGTATGAAGAAGCAAACGCAAAAGTCCGTGACGAAGCCAGCCGCTGGAGCGCTGCAGACCACCTTGAACTTTGCGGCGGATGCCGGCAAGGGATTGGAAGGGACCGGCAAAGCCGATTTCGCTATCCCCTTCTTGACGA